TGAGGCCGTCCCGCCCGGGGTGACGGCGTCGGCCATTTCAAAGCCGAACGTGGCCGCGGCCTCCGCGATCTTGGCGACGAACTTGGAGTAGGTGTCGTAGGCCTTGAAGATGTAGGCCACGAAGACCTTCATCTTGGCGGTCAACGCATCCATGCCGTCGTTGTAGTCGCCGATCATCTTGAGCGTCTTAGCGTCCACGATGGGGGCGTTGGCGATGTCCTTGCTCAGTTTCTGGTAATCGGCCAGGAGGGGCATGATGTCGTTGCCGATCTTGTCCCCGAAGAACGCCGTCGAAATGAGCAGACGTTCGGAGTCGTCGGCGCTTCCGGCCATCGCCTGCGAGATGGCGAGGAAGACGGAAGACGCGTCGCCTGACTTCAGCTGCTCGAGAGAGATGCCAAGGGCCTTGAACATCTCGACCTTCTTGCCAGTGCCGGCGGCCGCTTCGGCCATGTCCACGCGCAGCTGACGGGTCGCCTTGGCCAGCGCGGAGACGGACACGCCGGACTGCTGGGCGGCATAGGCCAGCGCTTGGAACTGCTCGGCCGAGAGGCCGCTTCGGTCAACCTGGTCGGCGACCTCGCCTAGTTCCTTGAAAGTATTCGTGACGAAGCCGAGCGCCTTGTCGAACAGGACGGTGGCCGCGAACCATCCCGCAATCTTCTTCCCGATGTCGCTGCCGGCCTTCTTGAAGGACTCGCCTAGGGAGTCCACGGACTTCTTCGCCCGACCCGTGACCTGGTCAACGTCGGACTTTCCCTTCAGTTCATACTCAAGTTTTTGCGACATCGGTCTCGGGGTTCTTTACCTCTGCGGAGGCGGCAACCTTTTCGAGCCGCTCCTGCTCCTCCATGAAGGCCTCCTCTTCAGTGGTCAGAATCTTCGACTCCGACCCGTTAGCCGCCGACCAAGCAGCGTTCAGCCAGATGGCCTGACACTCGGGCATCTCCCACGCGCGCTTCTCCTCGATGCCGTTCTTGATCAGAGAGGCGATGACGGCCAACGGCCACGGGATGCCGATGTCTTCGGCCGTGCCTCGCTTGTGCTCAGGAGTATCCCAGTAACGGGGCCAGCAGTCCAGCAAGCAGTACGCGGTGAAGCGTTCGCATTCGTCCATGAACTTGCCCGGGCGTTCCTTCAGCTTCTCGACAAGACGTACCTCCGCGGCCGTCAGTTCGCCCAGGGGTTCCTCGGCGCAGATCTTAACGGCGGCAAGGAGGTCAAGGGGCGTAGGGACCGAAGCCCCCGTGATCAGGGGCGACTCGATGGCCATGAGCCTGACGCGGTACTTCAGGCAAAAGGGATAAACAGGACGACCAAGGATTTGCACCTTGGCCGCCGGGTCCGTCCAGGCGCGTAGGAATCTTCCGTCCACGCCCTTGATGCTACCCCTCTCGGGGTGGTGTCAATTAATAGGTGATGCCTTCGTAATCGACCGCTTCGATGGACACGGAGCAGAAACCCTTGTTCTGGGATTTCTCGTCTACCTTCGTCACCACTCCCGAGAAGGTCGTCGAGGCGGTGCCGCCGCCGTAAGCGGAGGAGGTATTGGTCGTGAAGCTGATGGTCGTGCCGAGCACGGGGACAGTTCCAGTCTTGCAGATTCCGTCCAACGACAGGGTCGTCTTGCGATCGTCCAACCGATGGGTGACTGTGACGCCGCCCTCGTTCTGAACGGTGTCTTCGTTGTTGAAGCCGGACGAAACCGAGAAGGACTGGACGAAAAGATTAGCCACGGTCCCCGAGCCGATGCCGTAGATGCAGGAAGTTCCGTTCAGGATGGCGGCGCACATGGTGGGTAAAAAATTTTTAAGGGATTAAGGCTTTGAAACTGCGGGAACGGGCAACCCTTACGGGGTCGGGTTCACGACGATCGGGACGGTGTAGGAAAGGACCGTCGCCCAGGAGCGCTCGTCTCGGCCTTCGTCCTCGGACTCGGGGATGACGTCGTAACAGAGCGCCGTGCCGTCTGTCACGAAGGCGGCCTTGATGCCGGCCACGTCGGACATCGCCCCTGCGATGGAGGCGCACCGGGCGCGGTGGTCGGTCAGGGTCGTGTCGTCGGCGTTGGAAAACAGGGTCACGCGGACGGAGCAGAAGTAATTGCCAGCCCCCTCGGGAAGTTCGGCAGGGGTTCGGGCGGAGTCGCAGAGGACCACGCACTTGGGCAGGACGTTGATCTCGGCGCTGTCGCCCGTGTAAACGGCCACGCCGGCAAGGCCGGACTCGGCGGTCAGGAAGGTGTCGAGGACGGCCTCGACGATGTGGCGGGGAGAGGTGGTTCCAGGCATGGTTATTTGATTCCGTGTTTGCGGTTAAACTTTTCAGTGTGGGCTTTGAGCATGGCTTCCATCATGGCAGGCATCTGCTTGACGCGGTTGCCGTAGACAAGGTTCTTCACGTCTGCGTCGGTTGCAACGAAATCAGGGTCGCCCCTGCGATTACCTACGCGCAGCTCGAAGATGAGTTCGCCGACCTCGCGTCGGGTCATGGCTACGATGCCGTCAGTGTTGGAGTGGCGCTTGATCCACATAGGGATGCCGGTGCGTCCGGCGTTCTTACGCGAAGCCGCACCCATCAGCTTCTTCGGCTTGGGCAGTTTGGCCAAGGCGTCCACCCATCCGGCCTTGATGCGGCCGACCTCGCGCTGACGCTTCTTGATGTAGTTGCGCAGGACTTCGTCCTTCGCTTCGACGCGCTGCCAGAAGTTGATGCCAGGTCCGCCGTTCTTCTTGATTCGTCCGCCGAACTTCCTGCGGAATGATTCGTGAATCTGCTTGATGCCGTCCATCTCCTCGATGGTGGCGCGGTTGAATGTATTCCCTGCCTCCTCCTGGCCGATGGGCTTGAAGTAATTCTTCAGCTTGTTGAAAGACTTCTCCGTTCCGAATCCCTTATTGAACATACGGGCATAAAGTTTGTTAGCCCCGCCGGCGAGAAGGTCGGCGTTTTCGGTAGCCAGTTTCCAGAACTTGGCGGGGTTGTTCATAAAGGCCGCCGTCCCGAGCTTGCGGAACAGGCGACCGCGTCGGCCGTTCGTCGAACCTGAGCGCTGGCCCACGACGACCGAATGCACGTCCCCCTTGATGGCGTTCTCGCCGATGGCCTTTGCGTCCTTGCTCATGCCGTCGCCTCCGGCCTTCACGATGGGAGGGGTGAAGATCATGGAGTCGCGGCAGCACAAGGCGGCCTGCTCCAGGAAGACGTCGGTCATGCCGTCGTTCGTCCCCATGACGAAGCGGTCGATGGCGGCCATGAACTCGTCACGGCTGCGGGGGACGATTCGGGCTTCGGCGCTCACTGGTTGTCGTCAACGACGATCAGGGTGATCCAAGCCGAAAGGGTCTTGTAGGTCTGGCTGGTGACGCGGACCACCTTGCCCCCGACCGTCAGTTTCTTGCCGATGCCCAGGGCGGGGATGGGGACGCCCCCTGAGAGGACGGCCGCCGATGCCCCATTAGACCCGTCTGGCTTCGTCCAGGAGGCCGTTGCGGCGGGGAGGCGGACGGTGTACTGGGTCCGCTCACAATACCCCCCTGATTCGAGGACGGTGGTGTAGGCGGGTTCCGAGATGAGGGCCGAGAAGGTGACGGTCGAGCCGGCCGTGGCGCAGGGAATCCCGTAGTCATACGTCATCTCCTTCGCATCGTCCAAAAACTCTTGACCGTATAGGCTCATACTTCTGCGGAGGTGGGCAAAAAAAAGACCCCCATTTCTGGGGGTCTAGTTTCGTGGGGCTTTAAGCCCCGGCGATTACGGGTTGTAGACCGAGGCGATCGTGCCCGAGGTGACGGCCTTCGAGGCGCCGAACATCAGCTCGGCCGAGGCGACGAGGGAGCGGGTGCTCTTGTCGGCCCAGACGTTGTAGTAGATGTTCATGCCCAGGTTCTCGAGGGTCACGACTTCCGAGACGAGCATGCCGTCGCGGACGTGGTCGAGGGAAGGGGCCGCGGCCGCCATCGCGATGGCGTCGCTGGAGCAGGCGAAGCCGGCCAGCTTCAGTTCGGAGGGGAACTGCGAGGCGTAGTAGACGCCGCCGTCGAAGCCGTAAGCGCCTTCGGAGAGGGGCAGGCTGGTGGTGCTGGTCGGGATCAGCTGGCTGTAGATGCCAGGGTTCACGATGAGCGCCTTGCGGCCGGCCTTGGAGACGCCAGCCCAGAGAGCCTTGAGGTTGGCAGAGCCCGGGGTGACGGCCGAGTCAGCGGCGGTCACGGTGGCGGCGCCGAAGTTGGCGACGGTGATGGGGGCGGTGGCGAGAGCCCAGATCTTGTCGGCGAGGGCGTCGAGGTTGATCTTCACCAGGCGCTCGAGGCGGATGGCGTTCTGGATGTCGGAGTACTCCAGGCCGAAGGGCTGGTAGACGTGGTCGAGGGAGACAGCGGTGGCCGAGAGGGTCGTGCCGCCGATGTTGTTGAACGCGGTCGGGTTGACCTGAGTGGCGGCCGTGGCGGAAGCGATCGAGACCTGGATGGTGTCGTTCGGCTTCTTGACGTCGCCCGAGAAGTCGGACGCGAAGTGGGAGAGGGCGGCGAGGCGGTTGGCGAGAACGGTCTTGGACTGTTCGGCCAGCGTATCGACGATGAGCTGGGCTGCGATGGTGTTGGACATGTTAGTTTAGGATGAAGTTAGGGGGAGGGGGAAAGGGTTACTTGTTGCCGTTGAAGATGGCGGCGCGGTTCTTCTTGAGGAACGCGAGACGCTCGGGGCCGGCAGGCATCGCGGCGTACTGCTGCGCGATTTCCTTGTCCGTGGCACGGACCGGGCTGTCGCCCTGGGGAAGGTCCACGGCGGCGACGCCGACCTTGGCCACGATGGCCGCGGCTTCGGCGGAGGCGCTGACCTGGACGGCCGAGAGTTCGGCGACCTTGGCGGTCAGCTCTTCGACCTGTTTGGCGGAGGCGGCGAGGAGGCCTTCGAGCTCGACGAGCTTGGCGTCCTTGCTGGCGGCCTCGACCTTGAGGGCTTCGACTTCCGAGGAAGCGCCGACGGTGAGCTTCTCCACGGTGGCGCGGAGGTCGTCACGTTCGGCAGAGGCGGAAGCAACGAGGGCTTCGGCGGCGGCGAGTTTTTCTTCGATGGTCATGGTCTTAAAAATTGCGGAGGTGGGCAACTTGGCGGACGCGGAGTCTTCGCCGTCGTCGTCGTCCTGCTCCTCGCGATCCAGTCGGGCGGCCACCTCTTCGGCCCACTTGGCGGTTCGCATGATGTCGCCGGAGGTCGGTCCACCCCACAACGCCCAGGCCACGGCTCCCGCACCGGGGAAGTCTTCGTTGTCGGGCTTGTTCTTCGGGGCGTCCATGTCGCCGCGGTGGCGCTGGAACCACGGCCCCATGCGGCGGACCTTGTCCTCGCTGATGGAACCCTCGACCATGTCACGGGCTTCGCGGATGGTCTGGTCGGTCACGCCGTCCCCTGACTTGCCTTCGGCGTGCCACTCAAGGCCGCGCCGTGCGGCTTCGGAAACGTAGTCCGGGACGGGGACGGTCTGAGGCATCAGAAACTGGCGAGGGCTTCGCGGAAGTTCTGGACGATGCCGGTGGCCAGACCACGGGCGGCGGCTTCGCTGCCCGAGAAGAGCTGGCCTTCCATGTCGGCGTCCTGCACGAAGCGGCGCTTGTTACGGACCGCGGCACGGAACTGGTCACGGGTCGATTCGACCGAGGCCTGAAGGTAAGCGCGTTGGTCGGGCGTGAGGGGAAGGCCTTCGGCTCCGGCCGCCTTGTGGACGCCGGCGGCAATGACCTCAAACTTGATGCCCTG